CGAACATGCTGAGCAGGTAGAGCCCGCGGTTGTTGATCTCGGACACCATGAACGGAAGGTCCTCGACCATCTCGTCGCTGGTGTCGAACCAGGCGGCGATCTTCTTCAGCGAGTCGGTGACGGCGGTCGGGTCCGCAATGTGGATCTGGGGCTTCTGCGCACCCTCGGCCACGGTCGTGAACGCGCCCTCGACGGCACCCTCGACGAAGTAGGTCACGGCATTGCCGGACAGCGTGCCGCTGCCGAGCAGGTCCGCGACGGACGGCCGGCGGTAGGTACGGACGAGGCTGGTGTCGACCTGGGTCAGCACCGGGCTCAGCGCACCGGGGACGGTCTGCGGGTCCGTGTTGGCCTTGAACTCCGGAGCCGAGACGGTGTACCCGCCGCGGGTCTTCAGGTTCAGGAACTCGGCCTCGCCGACGCTCTTGGCGAAGTGCTCGCCGAGCGACTTGGCGGGGGCCTCGTCGCCGGTCTTCTCGTCCTCGACCGAGGAACCGCCCAGGTTGGCGATCCGACCCATGAGGTCGGCCGAGTCCTTCGCGGCCTTGATCTGGGCGTCGAGCGCGTCGACGGCCTTCAGGTGCGTCTCGACCTGCTGCTTCTCGTCGTCGGTCATCGACCGGACGGCGTGCTTCGCCCCGTCCACGATGGCCTGAGCGGCAGTCAGCTCGGACGCACGCTTCTCGTGCAGGTTCATGCGCGTGCCTCTCTCTGCTTGATGGAGATGGTTGCCGCCAGGAGGTCATCGACGGACGAGTCGGGGGTGGGCTCCTCGGACTTCACCGTCTCCGGTTCGTCGTCCTTCGCCGGCCCCTGCTCGCTGGCCTTCTCCTGGTCGTCGTCACCGGTGGCGGCCACAATGACCGCACCGATGGCCTCCTGCGCGGCGCGCAGGGAGTTGATGTGTTTCGCAGCCAGCACCCGGCCGGCCTTGATCTGGGACTCGAGGGCATCGGTGGCCGCCTTGACGGCCAGAACCTCGGTCTCCTGGTTGGCGCCGATCGTCACGACCGACACCTCGTACAGCTTGAGTTCGCGGAGCTCGTTGGCCTTCTGGCCCGCGGTCTCGACGTTGCCCTCGTCGAGCACGTCGTAGGCGAAAGACATCTGGTTGATGCGGCGGCCCTTGAGCATCCGGTAGGTCTGCATGGCCTTCGGGTTCTCGAGGTCGAGCTGCGCGGTGACCAGCAGCCCCTTGTCGTCCTCGACGGCGGTGACGACGTGCCCGAGGTTGTAGTCCGGGTCGCTCATGTTGTGGCCGAATAGCAGCGGGATCGGGTTGCCCGAGTCCTGCCACCGCTTCAGGTCGTTGGCGAACGCGCCCTTGACGACCACGTCGCCGTAGGAGTCGACGTTGCCGAAGACGCTGGCGTAGGCCGAGAACTGCCCCTCGGCGAGTCCGTCATCGGGTCCGGCCTTCACCTGGACAGGCAGATCCTTGACCTTCATCGGGTCTCCTCACGCATTGATTTCGACGGAGCAGTTACAGCCCGCCACCTCGTCGACGCTCAGGGCGCCGTCACCGGGCCAGTCGGCCCCGTTGCTGAACGTCTCCGAAACCGGCACGGTCTCCCCACTCATGGCCGCATGGCCGGGGCGCGGGTTGCTGCCGGTGACCCAGGTCTTCGTGGCCTGGTCGCCGCCGACCTGCCTGGCTGACTCGACGGTGGCGAACCCGGCAGTGAGAGCGGTCAGACCCGCAGCGGCGGCGAGGGTGCGCTGACCCTTGGCGACGGTCCACACGGAGTCGATACCGGCGCTCGGGTCGTCACCCTTCAGGGCGCCGGCTATCTGCTGCTCGGTGGCGGCATTGATGCTGCCCGCCAGTCGGTCGGCCACGGCCTTCAAGAAGGCGAGGGTGCGCGGCACGTCGTAGTCGGTCGGGTCGAACCCCAGGGACTCGGCGGTCTTGCGGCCCACTTCGGTCGAGACGAGCTCGGCCAGCCCGAGGATCGAGCCGGAGAGTTCGGTGTTCCACCGCTCGGCGTCCCACCAGGCGGCATCCTTCGCGCCGAGGCGGGAGCGGACGACCCGCTCCTGCTTCTCGAAGAACGCGGCCAGGACCCGCTCGGCCTGCGTCTTGTGCGACTCCGGCGGCGCTGCCTTGATGGCCCTACGCGGGGCTGCGTTGAGGTTCTGAGAGCCGGAGTCAGTCGGGGACGCCTGACCGCCCACGAGCACGTTCAGCGGCGTCACGAGGGCGTCTCCGCCGTCGATGCCGGGCAGGTTGAACTTCGCGCGGCCCTCGTTGCGGGTCATCAGCGGCGCGCCGACCATCGTCTGCATGACCTGCGCCTGCTCCTCGAAAGAGCCCTGCAGCTTCTCGGCGATGTTGAACTCGACGTAGAACTGGTCCGGGTCCATGCCCAGCGTCGGCAGAAGGAACGTGTTCAGCCGGTCCTCGATCTGGGCGAGGAGCGGGCCGAGGGTGTCGCCGTAGAGCATCCGCCGGAACTCGCGCACGTTGCTGTAGTTCGCGTTGTCGAGTAGGCCCACCATCGTCGGGTTGACGTGGAAGGCGGAGGCGACGGTGGCGAACGAGAGCTTGGCGCCCTCGACGAACTGCTGCTCGGTTGCGGAGAAGTCGATCCGCTGCAGCTTCATCCCGTCCTCGAGGATCGGGGTGCCGCCGGCCTTCGGGCCGTTGCCGGTGTACTTGGCGTACCAGTCCTCGCGGAACTGCTCCATCGCCTCGGGCGACCACTGCGGCGCATCCTTCGGGCGCTCGATCACAGCCGAGACTCGGCCGCCGCGCTTCCATACCTGGTTGCGGAACTTGGACGCCTCGACCTGCTCCTGCAGCGTCTCCTTCAGCGCGGCGATCGTCGGCGAGACGCCGCCCGCGCTGTTCGGCGCGTAGCCGCTGAACGCGAGGATCTGGTCGGCAGGCACGTCGACCGCCGAGCCGTTGCGGGTGATCCGGTACTTGGACACCTCGAACGGGTTATCCCGGACCTCGGTGACCCACGCCGGGGGCAGCCGCCGCAGCCGGGTCGAGCCGTCGTCCTGCGGCATGATGAGCCAGTAGGCGGTGTCGTAGAGCGACATGTCACCGACGAGCGCGAAGATCAAGTCGTAGGCCGTCATCGACGAGTCCGGCCGACGCAGCGCGGTAGCGATCGGCGAGGTGCGGTCGCGCTTGCGGTCCGCCTCGGAGACCCGCTCGAACGTGTGCAGCCCGAGCTGGGCGACGTTGCGCGCCAGGAACGAAACCACGGTGCGCAGGTGCGGCTGGGTGCGCCACATCTGCGCGGCCGACCAGTTGCGCACGTCCAGCCCGGCAGACATGGCGACGTCGTCCCACGCGGGGCCGCCGACATATTCGACGTTGGGCGAGAAGAACGCGACGGGCTGCGTGTCCCCACGCCGGAGGAAGTCCCAGAAACCCACTAGGAGACCTCCCTCATACGGTGAGCACTCCGCGGGTCTCATATGCGGACGTGGCAGGGGCGGCTGGCATTCCAGAGGTCAGACACCACAGGGCGCCGGTAACGCAGATCAGGGGCGAAGCGGACGGGGACTTCTTGCGGTCCCACATGAACGCGCCACCCTCGGTCAACTTCGGGACCGTGGTCGCGGCGGACAGATTCAGCACCGGCTGGTTGAGGTGTCGCAGTCCTGCGTCGGCGTCACCCTCGCCAACCGCTCGGCGCACCCGGTCGTAGAAGGCGCCCGTGCCGTTCGGCAGGTCGGCGCCGCCCCACTCGACGACGTTGATGCCGGCCTCGCGCATCGGCTCGATCAGCGACGAAGCCGGAGCACCCTTCGCCTGAACCGCGACCGGCGCGGACCGGACCACCTCGGCGCGGTCGTCCGACGTCAGCCACGGGATGACCCAGTCGACGCCGGCACGCGAAGCGATGACCTCGACCTGCGGCACGCCGTCCGCGCGCATGGTGGCGAGCCCGACGAACGACGTAGAGCGGTCCCAGGAAGTCTCGACACACAGGGCGACGTCCGCGCCTTCGGCGCGCTTGGACGCCTCGTCCGCCGACGCCTCCCAAGCGCCGGGCGGGAACGGACCCTCCAGGGTGCCGTCCGACCACTGGCACAGCACCTCGGTACGGAACACCCACTCAGGGTCAGTCTTCGCGGCCGAGGCGACCGTGCGTTCCTTGAACCCGCCATGACCGAGCGACGGGTTAGCCTGCGCCCAGCCGTCACGGTCCCAGACGCCACAGCCCGGAGAGGCCGACCACTCGAACAGGCCGAGCGAGTCGTCGTCTTCGTCGAGTTCGAGGTCTTCGGTGTCCTCGTCCGGCAGCGCGGACGCCGGAGCATCGTCGCGGTTGATGCCGTCCGGGTCGCCGATCGAGGCGTGCGCCATCTTGCGCAGGTAGCGCAGCACCACCGACGAGGCGTCGCCCGCGTTCGACAACGCCCACACCTGAGCATCCGCGCGGGCCATCGTCGTCTTGGTGATCGCGCCCCACGCGTCCCAGGACTGATGTTCGCGGAGCTCGTCGAGCAGGATCAGGTCGCCGGAGAGGCCACGGCCGGCGCGGCGGTTCGCGGCCTTGACCTTGTACCGCTCGCCCGACTTGAGTTCGAGTGACTTCTTTCCGTTGACCTTCACGACCCGCTCGAGGCCAGCCGCGAGGTCGGGCGTCTCCTCGACGATGTCGACCGCGCCCTGCCAGATCTCCTCGGCGACATCGAGATCCTGCGCGGTGCCGATGACGAGGTCGGTATTCAGGACGAACATGAAGAAGAGTGCGAGCACCTGGGACAGCGTCGACTTGCCGTTCTGCCGAGCCACTAGGACGACGACGTTGCGGAACCGGAACGAGCCATCCGGCAGCAGTTCGAGGGCGTGGACCAGAAGCCACCGCTGCCACGGGAACAGGTCGATCTCTAGGACATCCTCGGCGAACGCGATGACGTCGAAGCCGAGCGTCGTCTTCGCGGTCAGCTTCCGAAGCGGCGGGGTGAAGACCCGCGGCACCTCGGAGCCGAGCAGTCGGCTAGGCGCCGCGCTTCTTCTTGCTGGCGCCACCTTGGAGGACTGCGAGCTTGCCACCCGGACCCTCCGGCTTCTTCTCCGCCAGCCGCGCACGGCCAGCCGGGGTCAGGCCCAGCGACTCGGCGTAGCGCAAGTAGGTCGGGATCGTCACGTTGTCGAGCTTGCCCGCGGGATTCAGACCCGACTCGTCGATCAGGTCGGCGGCGGCAGCGAGCTCGCGGAGCATCTGCACCGCACCCGCGTCCATGTCGGTCAGGTGGGTGCCGGCCTCGATCGCTGTCTCAGTGGCCTCGACGACAGTCATGGTCACCTCAACTTCGCGCGCGACCCCGGTCGGGGTGCTC